TGGTATAATTGATTCCATTAAAGGTATGTTTGGTGGTATAATTGATTCCATTAAAGGTATATTTGGTGGTATAATGAGTTTTGTTAAAGTTGTATTTGATTCTCTTATGGGGCCATTTAAGTTTCTTTTTAAGTTTCTTTTGGCCAACAAAAAACTTTTATTCAACCTTATACGTTGGGCTTCAGGACCAATTGGTTTGGCACTTCTTGGTGTAGGCGCCATAGCTTGGTTGGCAGAACAATTAAAAGAATATTTCAGAGATAATGTTGCTGATATGAAGGTGATTGGTCCAAAGGAGGCGCAGGCATTACTCGAAAACGGTAATGCGAATGAGATTGCCAATTATCCTGGAGGTCGTGATGCATTAGTCGATATTGTTCAAAACGGCGCCACGAAGGCAAGAAAGGCATTGGATGATTATAAATCCGGTGCAATATCAAAAGCTCAATTAAATGATTTGGGGGGTGAGAAAAAACTTGAAGAAATGGTGAATGAAACTGGGCTTACTGTTCCTGCATTTAAACGTTTACCTGAGAGTGTACAACCAAGACCAAAAAACAAGGGTCAAAAGCAAATTCAATGGGACAAATTATATGGACCCAGATATACTCCGGAAGGAATATTAAAGGATAAATTTGTAGACAACTCCTCACCCTTAAGTTTTAATTCCTCGCCAACAACACCAACAGCGTTAGCACCTGTTGAACCTTCTGCCACTCCAGTTTTATCTACACCATCTACCTCCCCTGTGAATGATGCCATTTCAAAGAACGTCGACCTCGTTATGAATGAGTACACTTCTTCTGGTTCTGGATCCACACAACCAATCGTTGCAACATCTTCCAATTCTACATCTTCACCTGATAAAGCAATGTCTTCTTCTGCTACTCAAAGGGACGATACTGCAATTATCAATAGAGTGTTCTATGAAATGAGGCATGTAGTATAAAAAATGTGTAAATACATCCGTTAACATTAACCTAGGAGAAAAAATGTCAATACAACACGAACTTTGGCTAAAAAGAGCAGGATTGCTTAAAGAAAGCATAGAACATCTCGATGAAGATTGGGAAGAATTAATCAGTGAATCTATGGAATTCGACGCTGATGATATTGATTATTTCATTAAGTTGCATGAAGATATATCAGATTTATTGGAAGCCTTACCTAAAGCCGCCTATGTCAGCGCAATGCGTAAAGCAACAGACCCCATGAGCAGCAGTTCGGTAGATTCCGATAGAATTGTTGCAAGAGCCAAAAAACATCACGGTGAAAAATTTGCCAAAGATTTAGACTCTGGTGCCTCTAAGATGCATTACCCTCGTGCTGGTCATACATCTGGTTACGATAAATTAAAATATAGAAGCTCATCAAGAGTCACTAAAGGTGGAAAAGCAAATAAACAAGACGTTTCTGCACTAAAGAGTAGTTTAAAAGGTAGATAAAAAAAGGGACCCGAAGGTCCCTTTTCTTTAGTCTTCCGCCAGCGAGGCGAAGTAGGCTAAATCATCGTCGTCGGCTGCTGTATCTTTCAACACAGGCTCCTTAGGAGCAAATTGTCGTGGTGCAGACTTAGCCTGTTCAACTGTCGTCTTTGCTGCAATAACTGCTCCGTTTAAACCAAGTGCTTTATCCATACGGGCTTTCAATTCATCATAAGACTTGAAGTTCTCTGGTGCAAGGAACTCTTTGAGGGAGTATTCTTTCTTCCAGATTGCTTCTAGCTTGTCATCATCATCTAGTAATGGTGCAGACTTCTCAAACTCAGACTTGTCATAGTTCTGATATCCTTCAACCTTACGAATCTTGAGTTTGAAGTTTGCACCAGCCCAGAAATCAAATGGATTGATTGCTGTCTCGTCTTCAAATGCAGGATTCATGGCTTCAGTAATCTTATCAAAGATTTTCTTACCAAACTTATACAGTTTGATTTTACCTTCGTTCTGAGGATTCTTGGAATCTTCTACGATGTAAATGTTTGCAATGTAAGAAAGACGGCGCTTTTGCTTACGTGCAACTTCCTTGTTTGCTTCGATACCTGAATTCCACAACTGAGAGTTGTACTCAGATACTGGGTCTTTTTGACCTAGAGTGGTGAGGGAGTTTTCAATGTACCAACCACCGGGACCCTGGAATCCATGATTGAATACTTTTACCCATGGGAGAGAATCGTCACCATCGACTGAAGGTGCTGGAAGAAAGCGGATGACTGCATAACCGTTACCGGCTTTGTCTACTTCTGGTTTCCAGAAGTTTTCATCTTTGTTTGAGGAGTCGGCAGAATTTAGCTGTTCGACAGCTTTTGCCAGTTTGTCTAGATTACCAGAACTACGCTTTAGATTTGCGAATGAACTCATTGTATTTTTCCTTTGTATAACGTTGTATTAAATGTATATTGATTATCCACATATTTCATAATGTATGAATTATATAGGCGTTTCAAATATACTTTTTCAGCATTGCAATGGTAGACTTGGCATCTGTATGATGTATTCCAATTCCACCTGCTTTATTCCAATCATCAATGACCGATTGTGTGTCATCAATGATTATGGAATTCGGAGTAGCAAAACTATATTTCAGGTGTTTTCCTGGAACAAAGTTCTGTACGTAATTGATTTTGTGGTATTTCAACCATTTATTCTTTTGTGAGGAGATAGAAGAATGATTTTCAACTCTTGCAGTAGAAGATAGAATTTCTTTGGGAGCTTTCATATCATTCAGAAAATTCAGGAGTTCAGTTGCATCTTTCATTAGTTCGAGAGTTTCGAATTCACGGTCTGCAATAAACTTCACGAAGAATTTACCAAACTCACCTTTTTTGTCTGCACTCTCAGGTGTGATATGATATTTTTCTCTGTACCGCTTATGAAAGTCTGCTATGACACCATCTAAGTCAACGTATATCTTATCTACGCTAATTGACATATTTGTTCTTTCAAAATACCTTTAAATTTCACTGCATCATAATTTATGAAGGGTTTATACTTTCCACACTTCTTGGCGAATTCTGGAAAGATAATATCATCATCTATTTTCCTGAGCCACATCGGAAGGAAATTCATGTAGTCATTTAGAATTATGATTGTCTCTAAATGAACCTTCTCTTGTAGATATAGATTATACAGGAGAGGATACTGTTTGTCAACCACCTTTAGGAGTTCTTCCGGATTATTTACCGAATCAAATGCTTTTATCAGGTCTTGTTCGAAAACATAGGAGAGTGATTGTTGCGTTTTCATCCACAACTTATATTCTGAGTCACAGTCTTCGGATAGAAGTTCAGCCACCCAGATTTTAGGTTTGATGAGGAGATTTGAGATAAAGAATCCACGCAGTTCTTCTTCCTTATACTTCCGAGAAAGTTTGTAGAAGAAGAATTTGTCCTTCCTTAGCATGAACGAGTCTTTACCAATGGAAATCTTTCCATTGTATTTCACATAATCGTAATTTGTCGTATAATGAAGTTTTAATGCATGATACAACGCAAACGCATCATAACCACCAGCTTCGTTCATATCGGGAGTTTATTTACTTTCTTGATCATATTGAGTATTTGTGCTTCCTCTGAGATTTTGGACTTGATTGGTGCAGTCAAAAGGCTTGCAGCAAGTTCAACCTCGAATTGAATAGATTCACAGTGAAGGAGAACCGCATCCATGTAAGAGATATGTTTCGCCTTCACTATACTCTCAATAATGGCTGAGAAGTTTTTTTGTTCTTCCTTGGTAGGCATTATTTACGAGTTGCCGCATAGGTGATACAAATTGCATTTGGGTTTACCTCATATGCACATTTCACTGAGATTGGATCTACACCTTTGGCAATTGCTGCTTCAATATTCTTCGACATGTTATTCCGGTCATTCAAGTTATAGAATATTCCAGCTATGATTCCAGTACATATGATAATTGTTGCTGCAACAATGACCGTGATTGTATTTGAACTTTTTTCCATTATATGATTTCCTTGTTTTTGTCAATTTTATCCTTGTCAGACCTGTAGAAGATATGACGACCAATTTGACCTACCTTCTTCAATTTCCAACCTGGATTTACATAGTCAGCATGATAGTATGTTGCACCTGATGTAACATCTTTCTGAAACTCATAATTTATGAGCATATTCATTGCTAACTCACGAACTTCATTATACAACGAAGTGTCTCTAATTGTCAACCGTTTATCGGTAATCTTCTTGTCACAGAGCCATGAAAATTGGCATGTATTTCCCGTCTTCTGATGTACTACTCCACAAATATCCTTACCATAGTTACCAGATTGAACACGATTGATGGTTACAAAGGCGACTGCCCTCTTACCTTTTTCCGGTTCATTTCCAGCTTCAAAGTAAATGTTCTCTGCAAGGCATGTGACCTGCCTTTTGGTTGTTTCGCTTAACGAATCGAATTCAGTTTTGAATGGCAATTTATAGCCAACATTGATGAATGATAAAGAGAGAACTATTGCGGAAAATAGTATGCTTAAAAGTATTGGTTTACTTCGCATTTATTTCCTTTCGATAATGTGGTAGGTTATTCTGTTACGAGGAAACCTACCGAAACCCTAAGCGGCGTTTAGGCTGCTAATGCGAACTGTGTGTCGTTTGCGTTTACATTTTTTACTGTTAACGACGAGATATGTCGAGTAGCCAATTAATATACTTGTCTGTCGGTCGATTGCCGTATCATCCCCATCAAAAGCACACTCAAGTCCGTGGCTCGGAAGGAACTATACCCACGATGGCTTTCGCCAGTCCTAGTGTGCTTTTGGTGGAGATGGAGGGAGTCGAACCCTCGTGTCGTCATCTTTTCAAAAAATCAGTTTACTACTATTACAAGGTTTTCAGATAAATGACCACCTTTTCAAAGGAATCACCATCGAAACGGTGATTCGCCTTATCATCAACGGTAACATCATGGCCAGATTCAATTAGATTGTTTCTGAATGTTTCGTTATCAATTATTTCATCATTCTTTGCAAAAAAGTATTTGTGACCAATATATGGTGGAAATAGGTAATACTTATTCAGTATTTCAGGTGATACTCCATACTTTGCTAATGATACACCGGGGTCGATTGAAGGATTGATAATGACTGCTTTACATTGATAAAGTTTAGCCATTCTTCCTGCCCACCAACCACCGAGTGAAGTACCCACAAATACCAAATCTTCTGGTTTATGTAGGTCTTCTATTAATGCCATATCAATATTCTCGACCAGTTGTTTTGCCGCAACCTCAGGATCAATAGGTATATGAAATGCAAATACGTTAAAGTCTTTTTCCTGTTTTAGCCGATCTACCTTAGGTGAGTTCCTTGAAGAACCGTAACCATGGAAGTAAACAATCATTTTTTTCATATACTTTATTATAACACACCGGGGTGCTTTTGTCAAGTCTTTTTTGGGTGCCCCATGGCAACTTTTGTGTGTTCTTGCCCTCCGATAGAGCGGGAGTAATGCTCTCCATCGTGTTGTATTTTTACATCTTTTCCTAGAAGTTTACCGACATGATTTGCTGGAATAACTGGTACTCCAATCTTTTTCTGTAGGTGTTCAGCCTTACCTGACACTTCACCCCATGCACGTTTCTGTTCATGGTCTTCTAGTTTAGTCTTTATCCAATCCTTCTTACCTTGCTCAGAATTATCTGTGGCAGATGCAATAGATTTTCTACCGTGCTGTTTCCTATATAGATTTACGGAAGTAATCTTATCATTTCTTTTAGTGGCTTTAATTACAGAATGAGTAATATCGTGGTGGATTGCATCTGATTCTTCTTTTGAACCAGATTCAGCACCACCATAACCACCAATATCAGGATGTGCATATGCTCTATGAATCATTTGGTGAATTTCATTCCGGTGCTTTTCTCTCTCACCCTCATGCTTATCATTTAAACCAATAGAAAGAATACGTTCGGATAGAACCTGTTCGGATACAAAAGTTTTAAATGAGTCCATGATTTTTTAGAATGAGAATTTAGGATATTTTGCTTTGACTGCTAGGCAAGCGGCTATGTAATTTGCTTCTTGTGTAACATCACCCTTCACTTTAGCATCGAGGTAATCTGACATTTCAGGATAAGCCTCTGCCCGGAGAGTCTGAATTACTCTGTGAATAATGTCTTCATTAATGGTTAGCCCCCATGATTGACGAAAGATAAAATCGTAACCCTCCGGTACAGAAGATTGCTTAACGAGC